CGGTCAAGCGTATAGGTAGAGGTTGAAGGTGTAACACTAGCTCCAGCATTACGCTGGTCAATCGTCATTGCACCGTTGATGATGCGGTTCTTCATACCATAGGTGGTATTTTGAAGATCAGAAGTAAGCTGTGCTGTACCAACAGTATTATTGCTAGGCTGAATTACCTGAGTAATGGGGCTAGTATAACGAACATAAATGTTGTTAGAACCTGTAGGAGGAGCACTTGTAAAGGTGATGGTGTTGCCACTAATAGTGTAGGCATCATTGGGGCTTTGAACAACGTTCTCAATGACGGCTTCGACTTGTGCTACAGAAGCAACAGCACGAGATAGTGTAAAGGCTGTAGTAGAGCCATTGCCACTAAAGAAATCAACAGCAGGAGTAAAAGCCTGTTGTGTGGGTGTATTGCCAAGGTAGGGCATTCAAAACCTCTTAAGTGATGTTCAAAACACTGGTCACTGCATCAATAGAAGCTGCAGCAGAAGAGACAACTTTCAAGGTGTCAGCTACTGTGAGGACAACCTTTTGATCTCCACCAACGATAACTAGTGTACCACCAACGGGCACAGTAGCATTTTTAATTAGATAATAATCTGTACCTGAACGTGTAATGTAAGCATTAACAGTTACAGGAGAGTTTGTAGTGTTGGCACAAGACATGCCAATCACAGTTGTTTGGGTTGCAGAAGCAACGGTTACGATGGAGGCAGCAGTAGTGCCCACATCTTTGTTCACATAAGATACGAATGCGTTTGCCATGTTTTTCCTTTATTATCCAAGAGCAATTGCCATAGCAACAGCAGCATCAGTGGCTGTAGCTGCACTAGCAGCAGCAGAAGCGGCGCTAGCAGAAGCAGCAGCAGCTTGAGTAGTTGCAGTAGAGGCTGCAGCAACGGCTGTAGCAGCTTGTGTGGTAGCAGTAGCTGCGCTTGTAGCGGCAGATGTAGCAGCAGTGGTTGCTGTAGTAACACTGTCCTGAATAACTGCACGATTGATACGGAGTTCAGCGGCAGAGCCTGCAGCAAATCCTTGTGCAGCAGTACCATCTTGTCCACGAACAACTGTCAGTTGATCACCAGAGCGAGCAGTACATTTTGCAATTTCTCGTGTAGTTTTATCTGCAGTTTCAAAGGTGATGTAGAAATAATCACCTGCTGTAGGACTAGGAAAGAGAGAACCTGTTCCTGTTGCTACAGTAATAATGACATCAGAAGATGTAATTGTTGACAGCAGAGTCGATCTAGCGTTGTTTGTAATTAATGCTTGAGCCATCAGTTAAAATCCAATAAATTGAGTGCCGAGCCATTCCAAGAACGATCTGTAGCATTATTAACAGGATCCAGTGGACTAGGTACAAAGGTATCTGTTGCTGGATATGGACGAGAGAACGGAACAGAAATCTGCTCACGTTGTACTCGTAAAAGGTCTTGAGGATGACGTTGTTCCCAATCTTCCTCACAAACCATTAAACCATCCCACCGTTTTCTTAGGCTGGAGGCTTTATATTTTCTTCCACAGGAATCGCATAGTGCGTTCCAGTTACCTAATTGGAGATGGTTTTTCATATTACTTCAAGAAACGTAGTTTGTAAATCGTAGAACGAAACAGTTTTACAATTTCATCCACGTCGTTTTGTAAAGCAGAATCATCACCAAACGCTTCCTTGCGGTTGTCTTGTATCCACTTCTTTGTGTCCTTGAAATACTTCAAGGGATCTGTTTCTTTTGAGCCCAGAGGAGACAGTTTGAGAAGTTCTTCAAACTCGCCTTGCCATTGTTCAGCTAAACCATCAGCTAAGCCCACAATTTCTTCATAGAAGGGACCAAGTGCCCCAGCATGTTGTGAATAGCTTTCTGTTGCCAGATGCATTTGATGAGCAATGGTGCGGCTAAGAAACAGCACATTAATAAATTTACTAGCCGCTTCTTTATTCATATTAAGCGCCGAAGTAAACAATGTAGTTTGTGTTAGTACCAGTCAAACTACAATAAATTCCGTTTTCCATAAACACAGGTTGTGTGAAAATGATATGGTTCTGGTAATCAGCAGCTTTTACTTGAGCTTTAACAGCGATCTTGCCTGCGGCAGATGTGTTATCATAGATGCTCAAAGTGCCAGCGTTAACGCCATCACCAAAGATAGATACAGCATTAATTCGATTGCGACCAGAGAACACCAAGGCGCTTGCTGCTAAGACACCGGTATTGGCTGAAGATGTAGACATTTATTTTCCTTAAACAAGAAAAGGGGACGTAGTCCCCCTTCCATTAACGCACGTACAATACGGTGAAATACCAGGGACCGCCAGTAGTGGCAGCACCAACTTCAGAGTATTGAGCACTGATTTTCAAATCACCAGTGAGTGGAACGGGTTGAATGTTGGGCAAGTTGGACATACCAACGAAACCAGCAGTTGCACCCAAAGTTTTGACGTCCACGTTAGCCGAAGACACTGTACCACCGTTGTTGGTGACAGTCAGAGCGACGGTAGAAGAAGTGGCGGAGTCAGCGTTAACACCCACAGTTTTCTGAATACTCAGGATAGAGGCGTCAGCAGGCAAAACAGCTTTCAATGTAGAAGCAGTATCAGTGCGAGCTACAGCAAAAGTTTTGCACTGAATATCCTTTGCTGTTGGAATCAGTGTGGTTGGCCCAGTTGCGGACAACGGGGTAATATCTTGAGCGAGAAGGCCCATTTTAGCTCCTTATAGAAGAAGGGGTGTTACCACCCCCTCAGGTTAATTAGGCGCCAGCAGAACCGTACAGACCACGAGGATCAGTCCAGCCGAAGCTGTAACGAGCGGTAGCCTTGAACTTAGCGTTCTCGGTATCCCAATCGTTATCCATATCGAACTGGTCAGCGCGACGCTCAAAGTACTTCATACCGTGTGGGGTATTTGTACGGATGAACCAAGCATCTGGGTCAGTCAAGAAGTGGTTAACAGTGACCTTAGGAATCAAGCCCATAGTCTTGATTGCGTTCAAGTCGTTGTTATCAGTACCAGGACGACCATCGGTGCCCAAGATACGCTTAGCTTCAAACATCAACTGACGTGGGATGATGAGGTTGTCCGGACGGACAGCGATCAGCAAACCTGCGTCGTTAGTGAAACCAGCGATGTCGATACATGCTTGTTCCAAGGCTGCTTCAGACAAGTCAGAAGCGGTAGCAATTTGGTTAGACCAAGTGCCGCCTTTGATGTTGGCATGAGAAGAGCTGATCAAAGCTTGACCATCACCACCAGTGTACGAGCTGTTGAAAGCACGGTTGTACACGTTAGCTCCAATGACTTCTTTAGTTTGGCGCATAGAGAAGGCCAAACCTTGAGCTTTACGTTGACCAACCACATCGTATTGGTCGTCTTCCATCATCTCACGAGTGATGATGAAACCCAACGCAAACACAGCGTGTTGGTAACGTGTGATGAATGCTTGCTTCTCGCTATCATAAGAGATAGGAGCGCCTTCAGACTTTTGGACAGCCAGACCAAACGAGCTGATACCGACGTCTTCTTCAAACGCTTTGCTTGACGTGAATTTGTCAAACAGTTGGTCATATTCGGTGTCATACTCATCATACGCTTTACCGTACCATGCATTAACACCAGGCCATAACGCCTTGGCAAACGAGCCGCTATTGATAATAGACATATTCTATTAAACCTTTCCTAAAAATTAAACGCCTGCAGAACCAGTGCCAGTAGCCATTGTAGAGCTGTTGAGCTTCACATAGTAACTGAAATAGGTGTCACCAGGGATGTTGTCGGGACGGTTGGGGAAACCAACAATCTTCAAAGGAAGGGTAGCAGTAGTAGCCAAACCTGCGCTGTCCAGTTGTTGACCAGAAGCACCAGTAGTTGTGTTACCAGCAGTAACAACGAACTGACCATTCAAACCGACGTTTGCAGTGATAGTGGCAGCAGCAACGCTAGTACCAGCGTACTGAGTTTCATAAACCACGTTAGGATCGTCACACACCAACAGGTAACGGTCAGTCGAAGCTGCACGATACACAGGAGTGTTCAGGTTGTTCACAGGAGGAACGTTCGTCAGATCGCCCACACCAGTAAACACAATACCCACAACGATACCGACTGGAATGTCAGTAGCACCAGACACGCGAGTCACAGTTGGTGCGCCGGTAGCTGCACGGGCATCGCCCAACAGTTTAACAGCATCACCCACCATAATCACAGATGAGTCAGACGAAGGCACAAAATACAAATTGGCTTGACCATTGTAAGGTGCGCCTGTAATAGTTTTAACAGGACGGAACCCGTTAATACGAGATACACTTGCCATTAGCAATTCTCCATTAATTAAATAGACATTTCCTAACGGCACTTATAGTTGTTTGTTAGCCTCGAGAAATTTCGAGCTTACCGTAAGTACCATCAAGAGCTTTTGCTTTGGTGGCTTCTTCCAGTTGATTAACATGCGCTTGTTTGCGCGCCTGATCTTCGTCGTACCATTCTTTTTTGATGCGTACGACAAAAGCTTTCTGGCCTTGTCCAACTGAAAGATGGGCTTTCGAGCCTTCGGCTGATGCCGCGTTAACTCGTTTATCCCCCACCCTCACAGAGTCTTTTTCAACCAGCTCATAGCCAGCATCCAAGAACTCCTGCACTCGGTCTCCCGAATCATTAATAATTCTATATTCGTAGCCTGCTTCTTTGCCTGCCACTGTTAATACGTTTCGTGTCCCTACGGGAGTACGTTGCACGCGACCTCTTGGTGCTTTTGCAATAGCTTCTTTGTTGTCACTCATAATTAAGCTCCTTTAACACGTTTAAGTTCTTCCATGTATGCCTTTTCAGACATAACACCGGTACGAACAAAACGTTGCATCACTCGACGCTCTTCATCAGTAAGTTGGAGAGTTGCTCCAGCCTTACCGCCCTTATTGGTTGAACCCTCTACCGACCCAGGTTTATCACGGTTGGGATTCTTAAATTTGTGTGGAAATTCTTCACGAACTTGTCGTTCAACTTCAGCCAACACTGCTGAGGGACTACGTCCTGCTGCAGCTAGTTTTTGACCCAACGCGTCAGCAAAGATCTTCATGTTATCATCACGTTCATACCATTTGTTGCGGTCAATCCATTCAACAAATTCAGGATTTAGTTCTGATGGGGAAGGTTCTTGTGCTTGCGTGGCAAGTTTACGTTGTTCTTCTTTAACAAGGTCGATCTGGTCGTCAATTTTGACAACAGATTGGGCATCGCCGTCTTCAATGGCTTGCACCTTTTGCGCCTTGAGGGTCTCCAATGCTCGTTTGTACTCGGTTTCACGAGTTTTAGCATGGTGGCCTTTTAGATCTTCAAGAGCCTTTTTAAACTCTTTGATCGTTCGATTTTGATCTTCAATTTTCTTGAAAAGTTCTCCACGATCCAGGAATTCTTTAGCAGGACGCCATTGTTCTGGATCACCCTCCCACTGATCTTGAGGAACCCAGCCTTGCTCCATCGCCTTTTCTTCGGCAGCGGTCAGTTTCGGTTCATCTTGGGGAGCACCGCCCTCCAAATCAATGTTTGGGGCGTTTTCTGTATCAGCCATCTATGGCCTCCTTAGTTTTTAAATATACAAACTACGTCTTCATCGTTAAGAATGACGTATTCTTCTTCGGTCTCTGGGTCAGTTAAGATTTTACCAGCAAATCGTGCATAAGCGATATAATCACCCTCTTTTATGGGGCTTTCTGCTTGGAAATCACGGAATGCTGTTGGTCCAATAGACACCACAGTACCTTTATCGACACCTGCTTGGGCTCGTTTGCGATCCTCATGTTCTGGGATAACAATACCGATTTGCTTTGCCTTCACATATGTCTTATCCACATCTTCGAGCTTGTCGGCTTTGACTAAAATTCGATGTAATGTTGGAATAATCATTGAGTCTCCTCCTCGCCTTCATAATCAATGAGCAAAACGTCCTTATAGGCTTGAATTGCTCCAGAATAACGGCTATCTTGGACTGGGTTTGCACCCGCACTATCTCCAAGCATATCCTGTAGAGTATGAATACGTTCTGTCAGTTGACTGAAAACGATCTGGGTTACAGGATGACGTTTCCAGTCTACAAAGTCTGCTTTGTTCATGCTTTCTTAGGTTCCTTTTTAGGCGCTTTTGCCTGTTGTTTGGCGGCCTCATTAGCATGTACAAGTTTTTGTTTGTGCTCAGCGTCTTTTTGTGCCAATCCTTGGAGCAGTTTAGCTTCCTCAGTAGCGGAAAAGATGCGTTGCTTGTGTACAGCCTCTGCGGCCTGGAGTTTAGCCATGTCTTCACGATGAGACATCTCTTGTTGATGCTCTTGTTGTTTCATAGCTAATTGAACTGCGCGGTCTCGTGTCTCAAGTTCCATCTTATGTTGTTGAGCTTGTGACTGAAGACCAATTTTTTGTTGTTCCAGTTGACCTTTCATCTGCATTTCTAGCATCTTAGGGTCAGGACGTTGTGGAATTTCACCTGATTGGGCAACTTGCTGTGACAATAGCTCTTGCCAATTGGGTTGTTCTTGCGCATCTAGCACACGCATAATGACTTTTACTGGGTCAAGTACGCCTGTGGGCAACAATTCCATCAAACCTTGTGCTTTCATCAGGCGTTCTGTTTGAGAAACGGCTGTAGGATCGGCACCTGGAATAATTTTGTGTGTCTTAGGATCAAAATCCTGAGCAGAAATCGTAATTTCTAAGTCTTGCACTGCAGTATTTGGGTTCAAATACAAGTTGTTCAAACGTGCAATCTTCTCAAACTCTTCTTTCAAAGAACGGAAAAGACGTTTGTACACAGCAGTGAACACTTTCATGCCTTGTTCAATTGTAGCCATTGTGGTAGTGGCTGGAGTATTTTGTCCAGGCATTTTACCAACAAAGATTTCAGCAACTGAAGCAAGTTCCTTACCAGAAGTAATGAGACTGCCCATGAGCTGAAACAGCACATTGGAAGGCTCACGTGTGGGCAAGGGCATGATTTGTTGTTTAAGGTCGGTTCCTGTGGCGTTAACAGCCTTCCACTCACCAGGAGTGAATCGGTTGTCACCCATACGAATACGTAAACCTTTACCAATGAAACCAGCTTGCAGGGTAGACAGATGACCGCTATCCAACAATTGGTTAATCAGGGTGTTTACTGATTCGTTCAACGGACCCAACAGAACACCAAAGCCAATATCGTAGAAACCACCGTCGGGGTTTGGAATAAAACCAAACTTGGTGTAGTATTGGATTGGGTCAATTTTGTGGAGTTTACCATCGTCACCTTGTTTGATGGTTGTTTCATCAAAGCGGGCAACAATGCGAACAACCTTCTTGCTTTCTTTGTGGAAGGTTACGATGTAGGGCTCTTTGTAGCCGTCTTCGTCCAAGTCCAAGAAAGTGTGTTGTTCAATAAATGTGTAAGGAGTTGTCTCGTCTACAACAGAAGGAGCAGGAGAATTCATCAACGGTTGTGGAGCACGACCTAAATCAATGTCCAACCACAAACCAGATTGCTGGCGCTCTTTAACTTTACGGGGAGACATTTCGATGATTTCAGAAATGCGTTCTGCATCACAAAGATTACGTGTCCAGTGGTTAATGACCAAATCCTTGGGCATAACAATGTGTGAACAGTTTTCTTCTTTGAGAGGATCCCAGTAAGTCTTCTTGAACATTGTGCCAACAATGGGCAACATGATCAGAAGTTTGTCCATGTCCTCTTCCCAACCTGACATCTCTTCCAAAACTTGGTAAGACATAAAGATGGAAACAGCTTCTGCAATCTTGCTCTTTTCGCCTGATGGATCCTTACCTGTAGGTTTAGCGTTAACAACGCGACCATTAGAAGGAACCAATGAAGGATAAGCACGTGCAGCAAACTGCATAGCAGCAGTAGACAGCAATGGATATTTAACGTTTGAAGCGCCTACCCAAGGATAGGTTTTAGGCTCAATCGTTTGCTTAGCCAGTTTTGTCCATTCATCAACATGCTTGACCCAGTCTAGACGGGATTGTTCATCCAAGTCATAGCCAGCAAAAGCATCTTGACCAATTTTACGAAGCTTGTCGTCATCAAGGGACTCGGCAATGTTTGTGCTTTCTAGCAACACAGCCAATGATTTTTCGTTTTCATCCATTGTCAATATCCAGTGTATGAGTTGCGCCCTTGGTTAGAATAACCCGACGATTCCAGCTCGTCGGCATAAAGTTGGTCTTCCTCTTCTTCCCTGGTTGGAGCTTCAATAAGCTGATCTAACAGTAGGCCAAGGTAAGCAAAAGCGTCAACCTGGTCATCGTGTTTACCACGTGGGAAAGACAACATTTCGTTCTCAAACAAGGGATACCAATCACCTTCTTTGTCAAACTTAACGCCATGTGCTCGTAGACGGGCTTGAATGCTACGGGCACGTGTTGTCTTGTCTTTACCTCCATGCTTTAGGGGCAAAAGAGAAATGTATGTATTATTTTTAATCATCTCTTCACGAAGAAATGGTCCAATGGCTTTAGACACTTGCATGTCTTCAACACCCATTGCAACAGGATCGTAAAGCTTTTGTAGGGCCAGAAAAGTATCAACCAATTCCTTACCATCCATACGCTCACGAATAATGTTCTTAACGTGAATGACTTTCTCATCATCTACACCAGCAATAACAAACACTGAGAAGTCAGCCTTTTCACTTTCGGAAATAGCCAAGTCAGCGGTGATGTAGTAGTTGAGCTTTTTCTGACGATCATCTTGGGTAATACCCAGAAAGTCGCTTTTCTTAAAAAAGCTAACACTTTCGTCAATTGGCTCGTTTAAGTATTCCTGACTGTAAATGTCTGTAGTGCCATCCTTGACAGCTTCCTCATACAGCATCTTAAACTCCGTGGCACTCTTTTTGGTGGGCCACAAAAGCTTGGAGAAATCACTGTTATGAGCACGGTATTTAACCGACTTCCACATTCCTTTACGTAGGGAATATTGTTTAAGTTCTTCTCTAACCGTCATCTTGTCAGATGGGTTAGGCATCATGCGTTCTAACAAACTGTCTGCGTGAAGAATGGTTCCTACCATGCGAACAATACCACTGTCGCTACGGCAGGGGAGCAAAGCACCCTTAAACCATTTACGCATCTTTTCACGACGTTCCTTGTTCAAAACAAGCTCATCGTTTTCCATGTCATCACACATAATGATGTCAGGACGTGACCCATTCCAGATCAATCCACGGAGCTTCTGTTCCGCTCCCTTGGCAATTATGCGGAATTTATGTCCGTCCTCACATTCAACTATGATGTCTGTTTCAGTGTCTTTAGCAAACTGAACCAAACCTTTATCGTTACGTTTTAAGCTGAATAGCTCAATGAGTTCCTGATTGTCCTGTAGTTCCTGTTTAAACGCACCCAAGAATAACGAAGCCTGCGCTTCAGTATCAGATACGAGTAACATAAACTTGCGCTCGCGAAACAGCAAAGTAGCAAGACCATAGCCAAGAGTAACCCCAGTGGATTTGGCGTGACCTCGCGGCGCAGCGATTGCAACAAACTTCTCGTTTGAGCAACAAAGTTCCCAACATTCATGGTGAAAATCCGGTGAAGAGCTCTGACCGTCGAAGCGACTGGACAGGACAGAACCTACAAATCCAGCAACAACTTCCTTAGTCAGTTTCATTTAGTGCTCTCTCTTTGAGGTTTGACTTTTGAGGCTTCCGTCTGCATTTCGAGAGAAGCTTCGGTTTCGTGCTTGGCTAGTTGCTCTAGCGTTAGCCAGCGAGTTGGATCCCCCGTGCGATAGGGGTTGTATGTGGTCGAGGTCTTTCCCGTCACCTTTGTGGGTAATTCCCTTTTCATTGGCCTGTCTCCGTAGAGTGGTCCTCAGAGATCGGTTGTGACGTTGCTTCGCTCGGCTGTGGTACAGATCGTACTCCCTCGCGTAATCCCTCTTCCCGTCCTTCATGTAAGGCATCGGTTGTTTCCTTTACAGTTACATCCGTCACATCGACAATGACAGGAGGTTGTTCGGTTTTCTTCATAACAAAGGAAGCAAACTTCTCTGCAAGCTGTTCCAGACGATCGACGTCTTGGACCTGTTCTTGTGCAGGAGCTGCAGCCTTTTCTAACATCGTTCGTTTGTCCATCAGGTCGGTTGCCACTTTGTGGGCATCCCGAATGTTAACAGGCTTACGGATCATTTGACCAGTTTTCTGGTCGTACATCCAATCACCGTTTTCCAAACGATCAGTGACAGCAATGAGACTAGCTTCCACCATCTTCTTCAAACGAGCAGACATTTCCATGTTCTCTTGAAGCTTGATGTCCTCAACAGAATTCTTCCACCATTCCGTGGTTTTCCATTGACGAAGAGTGATCTCGGGTATACCTAATACCCTCGAGGTCAAAGCAAGATTACCCACCAGGAGGTAATGCTGAATAGCTTCCATCTTTTGACGATCTGACCAAGAACGGTTGGTCTTGGCAGTGATGGAGCGATCTTTAGGTTTTCGTTGTTTTGTGTTTGGATTGTCGGTCAGTGCCATAAGTTCCTCTTGGACAGGCTGTGACTGGACAGCCTTGGTATATTCTTTGACAGCAAACTGTTTAGATAAAAACAGGAGTGTATACGTAATATTATACCATAAATTTAATCAAATGTCAAGAGTTTTACAAAAAAATTTATAAAAAAATTTTACAGAAAGTACTTGACATTTTACAAGAATTATGATACCCTAATATATTATATATTATATTATATATTATATTATATATATATATATTATTTAATTATTATATTATATATTATTATATAAATATATTATATATAAGAAAAATACAATCAGAACATCCTGTAAGCTTTATGCGAGGCCCACGAATGTGGGAACGAAGTGTCCGAGCCCCATAAACGCATTTAAACACCCCTAGAAGACACGAACTCCTGTCCACCTAGGCTACCCCAGCTACCCATATGAACAGAGCCTTAAAACTCGTTTAAATCGTTCCATACAATACACCCCCCATTTCTAAAAAATATTAGCAGCGTAGCGGAGTGCATTACGCACAATTTATTCCACCCAAGTTTTCCCCCCACCCCCCTCTCTGAATGTGAATGGGTAGAGATTGTTGTTAAGCATCTCAAATAAATTCAACTACTTACATAAGCCACCCCTTATATAAGCACATAAGCAAACCCGCATATAAGCCCCCAGTTATATAAGCGCACGCGCATGGATGCACCCCTAATCTTAGAGAATTCCTAAATAGGAAACAAAAGTATTCATTCATATATAAAGTAATACTATTTTCTTACTTCTTGTACCCCTATTAAAACCAAAGCACTACAGGTGACGGAATCCCGACAGTTGTATGTAATACTTTATTCTTACACTCCTGTTAAGATTGGAAACAAAGGTACTAAAAGTGTCGGAAAACCGACAGAAACCTTACAGTTTTCTTACA